AGGCCCAACAGTCGCTGATAAAGCGTTGCTTCTTAATGGTGGTGTGGGTGCATCTGGCGGAAACATACAACTATTTGGAGGCACAAACGCCACCTTACCTGGTGATATTTTATTTCGCTCTGGTATCAACAGTTTCATGGTATGGGATGAATCGGTCGGTGATCTGGAAATACTGACAGGTATCGGAGCCAAGACAACAGCACTGACGATCAGCGCAGCAGGACTTGTTATCGGGGCCTCTGGTTCAAATTACTCAATCAGTATGCCCGGTAGTGCTGATATATTACAGGTATTCGGCGGTAGTAGCGGGGCGCAGGTACAACTTCATGGCTCTACACAGACAGCAGCGTATGACTGGTCGCTTAGTGGGAATGGGACAGTACTTGTATGGGATGAATCGGTCGGTGACCTCGAGATACTGACCGGTGTCGGGGCCAAGACTGCTGCACTAACAATTAATGCAGACCAATCGGTAGACATTACTAATCACATTGGCTTTCCGGCAACGCAGGTGCCGTCAGCAGGTGCTAATGACCTTGATGATTACAGGGAAGGCACTTGGACAGTGGAGATGTACGATTCTCTTACTGGTGGTAATGTCTCGGCAACAACTATTACGGGGAATTACACCCGCGTTGGCAATATAGTTTGTGCACGGTTCAACTCCTTCAACAATATTGATACAACAGGTATGACGGCAGGGAACTTTATATATATAACCCTTCCATTCGCCGCCGCTTTCGACTGTATAGGTGTACTGATGCAAACTGGTCTAACCATGACTGCTAACTATACAATGCTCAGTCCTCTCGTATCCAGTACGAGGGATCGATTTCATATAAGAGAGTCGGGGCCAGCCCTTAGTGATTTAGGAATGCAGATCAGTACAATCACATCAACTACAGATGATATAGACGACTTCTGCATGACGTATCTAGCAGAGTGAGCAGCCCTGCTTAATAACAACGAGTGAACATGATGCCTGGTCGATCACTCCCATTGAAATAGATCGATCTGATATGCGCCTTCTTCTTTGGATGGGTGCTTAGATCAATCGGCGGAACTGATTTGGCAAGGATGGTATACGCCTTGTTACATTCGTCTGCATCCTTGTAAACATCGATGAAGCAATCCCAAACGCCGGGCTGAATCATCAACCATAGCATCATGGTTTTCATCTATCTGAACAGCGTCTTGTGCGCTTGGCTTCTATCTGCTTCACGATATGATCGAGGATTATTTCATGCGAATAAATCTATTTGTGAAGTCTCAGCCTCGAAACGCTCACAACCTGATTTATAGTAATCCTCGTCTATCTCACACAAAACAAGGTCACAACCGAAATAATGGCAAGCTACCGCTGAACTCATAGAACCGCCGTGGGTGTCTAGTATCTTTTGATTTGGTTCGGCGTAATTGGTTAATAACCATTCGTAAAGTTTTACGGGTTTTTGTGTTGGGTGTGTTCTGCTGGGATCTGATGACCTTAGTTTAAATAGCTTTGCTGGTTTATCAAACGATGTCCATGCCATCTCCCATTGTGAAAAATTAGGGTAAAACTGCTGCTTATCCCAGCAGATGATTCCTCTTGTTGGGGGAAGATCAAAGTAATTACCACCAAAGATTATCTGGTTGCATGATACCCTGAACATTTCTATAAAATATTCTTTTGTTGGTATACTGTGATCCCAGCCTTCCATCTTATCGTACAGAGAACGAACCATTTTTATCTTATCCCCCTCCTTCCCGCCTCCAAACATTTTATCGCCTATCCCATAGGGCGGGTCAACAATAGCCAAATCAAAAGCGTTATCCTCGCAGCCTTTCATATAGGTCATACAGTCTTGGTGTAGTAGCTCTATCATGCAAATATATCCAGTTGCGCTGTTTCAGCTTCAAATCGCTTCATAGCTGCATCATAGTAATCCTTGTCAATCTCCATGCCTACAAAATCAAAACCTCCGTAGTGGGCTGCTATCGCGCTACTGCCGGAGCCTAAATGAGTGTCTAGTATCTTGTCGCCTTCTTTGGCGTAGTTTCTTAATAGCCATTCGTATAAACCTATAGGCTTTTGCGTTGGGTGTATTTTTAAATCTCTAACCATTTTTGTCTTCGTCGTAATGGCATTCGGTGGGCCGATATAATTACCCTGATTTTTATATTCAAAATGTTTCATCGGCTTCTTAAATGTCGTGTACGCTAATTCTCCTGATGCAAATGTTTTACCGTATCTGTGGCCTTCTTTGTCCTGCATTTTATCCCAATATATCCAAGCACCTGTCGGTTTCAATTTATCAGCGAAATAATTTCCGCCCCATATAATCGAGTTTCTGCTAACCCTTAACAGTTCAGTGAAATACTCAAGATCCGGTGTCGATTTGTCCCATTCCTTTTCTTTAAAACTGCCAAGACCGACACTTCCGCCATCCATGCCAATCCCATAAGGCGGGTCAACAATAGCTAAATCAAAAGCATTGTCCTCACAGCCTTTCATGTAATCCATACAGTCCATGTGGAGTAGTTCTATTTTCATCTATCTGAACAGCGTCTTTTTTCTGCCAGTTCCTTTATCTGCTTCACGATATGATCGTAGTCAAAATCAACACTATTCCTGAGAAATTCCAGAGCCAGTGTTGTTTCTAATGACGCTACCCGCGCCTGTAGGGATTCGATAGCATCGGCTGCTTCCATTGTGTGAATATGGTATGGGATATGCGTCGTATCTCGCAACCGATTAAGTAGTTCATCAGTGCCTATACGGGAATTACATTCTTCCCGCAGTTTAATATTTTCATTGAGTGCTTTCCGCAATTCTTTTTGTAGTCCGTACTCACTCATCTGATCGATCTGATCCGGTTCAATGTCCATCGTGCCACTTCCATTGGTTAGTTCGGCTATTAATTCATCTGGAAATAGTGCGATGAATGCGCCAGAACCAGACCCAGGAGTGCGCTTTGCGAATGCCGCCTCTATCTGTTTTATTGTGAACTTGTCAGTCATGCCATTTCCAACCAAGCAGGTAGGCGGCAAAGAATTTATTCAATACAGATGGTTTCTTTTCCACACTAATGTGTAAATTACCACTGATCTGCCAGTGTCCTGCCGGTGGTGGTGGTTCAGAAAAAATAAAGGAAGTAGGGTTTTTCAATTTCAAACTTCCTCCCTCAAGGCACCAGGGCTGATGGTGTCCATGCTCGCACCCACATTCAATACAACTCATACATTCTCCGCGATTCCAAATAAATAGTAGTGTGTTTTACGTTAGTCATGGAAGTAGGCTAAATATAGGGTACTTTCGTGACTATGACACAATCCACCAATAGAATAAAATCCAAAGAATAATCCAGTACGAATGACACCAGATAAATGACAGCAACCATTTCATAAGAAGAATCCGGTAGCCAGGAGCAGGATCATCAACGCGACGAATCCATTAAGCATTTCACCAACATATTCAGTCAGGTATTTCATGCCCAACCATATCGAGCATGGACAACTATAAGCAGATAGAAGCCAATTCCGAATGCAATGACAACGAACAGGACTACCCCAACCGTTATCTTGATGAACTTCCAGATTTTAGCGAATGGAATATTGATTTCCCCAAAGTCTTTGAGATACATTTTATTGCTCCGGTATATATTTCTTGTCCATTTGCCAGTATCCGACTAGGCACTGAAACTGTGAATACATATTTTCGGTATGCTCATAAATGTAGACGCGCCCCGCTACTGTCCGGTCAACGAATACATTCAGCAATCTGGTGGCACCAGGCGGGAGTGCCGCGCGGTAAGCTGACAGTTGCATACACTCACTTGCATAAGCCATTTTCTTTGGCTTGCCTGCGATGATTTTGTCCCATTCTTCATCGGTGATATCTTTGGTTTTGTAATCGATCACAAAATCTTCATTGTGAAGATCGACCTTGCCACCATATCCACTACCGATAACTACTTGCTCGGGTTCGAATTCGTCGGTGTTGCAATGATTAATGATTGCCTCAACTGTCCTTGCTGCAATCTCGGTGTACTCACCACTGGATGAAATTATCGATGCGGAATCATTGCGCCAAATGCTTTCGATCGCATCATGAATATCAGTACCGATTTTGGCTTTAGATTCGCCAACTTCTTTGCTGATCTTCTTGATCCGTAAAATCCAGTCTTTGAGCAGTTCACCTTTTTCAATTGGGTTCGCCAGTGTTGCCTTGCATACTTCACCTTGCAACCAAGCATTAAGCCCAGGCTTATCGAGTTGACCGATGATGGTAGTGACGGATGGAAACAGGTTCAGTTTCCGCGCATCCCGCAAGGTTGTATCGCGCATGGTTCCGTCTTTGCCTGCGATTTCATACATTGATTCTCTATCTTTTGTGTACCAGTGTCCCATTGTTATTCCTCTATATTAGATAGCCCATTAATTCGGGGTAGTTGAAACTTTCTTTAGCTAAAGCATCGTGAATTGAAATTTGGTTGCCACTTCTAAACCTAACCACACCGTTATAAACATGGCAGTATTTCGTAACGGTTCCCTTCCCTTCGACAAATACCCTCCCTTCATCAGTGATCCGCCAAAAACCATCTGACTTTTTGGTTGAATCTTCTGTTTCTGGCCTTGCTTCGATCAAGCCCCAATATCTCAACTTGGAAAAATCACCACCGCCACTGATGGGAGTGCCGATTTCATTCATGTGAAAGTGCGTTGCTTGCGGTAGATTCTGATGGAGTCGATATAAGGTGATCAGTTTTTTGGCAACTGCTTTATATATTTGCCGCCTGTACATTTTCACCTTTTGACCGCAACAGGAACAAACTGCACCCTTCGGGGTTTCCCAACCTTGCCGCAAATCAGCCTTTGCTACTTGTAAGGTATCCATAATATCTCCTACATGAATATTGGGTGCATATAACCAATGATGATGGCGATAATGAATATCGCCACCAACGCCAGTAGTTGAACTACTTTATTCAAAACGGAATATCGTCAAACCCATCATCGAGTCTGGCTTGTCCTTCTTTG